CCGTGCCCCGGAGGATATGTCCACATTTGGTACCACGGAAAGGACGATACCCAGAACCACGTATTCTCGGTGGTAGAGCATATAGGGAATTCGCAGCCGGATAAGGTAGCGCGTGGGAAAGGATCGCGCTATACTCAGAGTAAGGATGTAACGCCAAGCCGGAAAACCGGGAAGGCCGAACCGAATCAACCGAAGGGAAAGACAATGCCTCCGAAGAGGACGCGAAACACCCGCCAGGCCGACCCGGAGCCGGAGGCTCCCGCGAACGGCGAGGTGGACTACCAGAAGTACGTCACCAAGGACTTCTCCGCGACGATGGCCGACTACATCACGTGGATGGACGCGAACGTCCCCGGCTGGGACAAGCTGGAGGTGGACCGGATTCTCGTCCTGGGCGTCCAGCTCTACTCCAACTTCCAGAAGTCCGACTTCAACATCGAGCAGCGCGAGGCGCGGCGTGCCGAGCGTGACCAGGGCGGGGCAGCCCCGGAGCCCGCTCCGGCGACCCGGACCCGTTCCACCCGTACGAAGCCCGCTCCGGCCGCTACGGCTCGTGCCGGTGCCCGTTCCGGCCGCGCGACCGGGAACGGTAAGCCTCCGGCGAAGCCCGCGAGGACCCGGAGCCGCGCGACGGCGAACGCTGGGGCAGCGGATGGCGGTGACTCTCCCTTCTAAGCCAACCCCAGAAAGACGCCAGGCCCGGTACGATAACCCCCCATCGGCCGGGCCTGGCCCTTCCGGTTCCTACCCGGACCTATGCTTGTGATACGAGCTGGCGTAGTGCCGGGTAGGGTCCAGAAGGGTAACGAGCGAAGGGCAAGGAAATGGCGACAATAGAGCTAGACCTCCCGACAATCCGGACTTCTGAGCGAGCGGCTGCCAAGCGCTGTCCATGGCGGTGGTGGCAGGAATACCGAATGGGATGGCAGCCTCGCCAGCGGCAGGCCGACGCTCTCTGGTTCGGAATCGGCATTCACGAGGCTCTAGCCCAGTGGTACCTTAAAGGCAAAAAGCGAGGCCCGCATCCAGCCGAGACGTTTGAGGCTTGGTGCGGAGACGAGATAGCCTATGCCCGTTCCTATCTTGACGATAACTTTGAGGAGCCGGTCTGGTATGAGGCCAAGGACCTAGGCGTGGCTATGCTTGAGGGATACGTGGACCACTGGGGAAAGGACCCGCAGTGGTCCATCATTGCGACGGAGCAGTCATTCGCCGTAACGATTACGAGCCACGGCCGTCCGGTCGCAATCTTCCGCTCGCGCTGGGATGGCGTATTCCGGGACCTCCGGACGGGAAAGGTCTACCTACTCGAAACCAAGACCGCTCAGTCCGTCGATACGGCCTATCTGGAGCTAGACGATCAGGCCGGAGCTTACTGGGCCGTCGCGAGCCTCCTCCTCCGCAAGGCCGGAGTCCTTAAGAAGGATGAGGCAATCGAGGGAATCCAGTATAACTTCCTCCGTAAGAAAATGCCGGACGAGCGGCCGGTGAACGCGGACGGCCTAGCGACGAATACTCCGGTCAAAGAGCATTATGTCGGAGCACTCCTCACGGCCGGAGTCCGGACCGTCGAGCAGTCAAGCCCAAAGAGTGGTCCTATCTCCGTCGAGAGAGCTAAGCTAGCCGACCTCCAGGCAGCCGCGAGATTCGGCCAGATTGAGGTACTAGGCGACGTAAGTAAGAACCAGCCCACTCCGCTATTCGAGAGGCCGGAGCCAATCCTCCGGTCAGCTAAGGAATGCGCGACCCAGCTACAGCGGATTGCGGACGAGGTAGAGGTCATGAATGCCTACCGTCGCGGCGACCTTCCGCTCATTAAGACTCCGACAAAGGACTGCCCGCGCTGTCCCTTGTGGGGTCCTTGCCGGCTCCACGAGCGGGGTAGCGATTCTTACCTAACCCTACTAGAATCGAATTACGTCCAGGTTGACCCGTACGCGGACGACCTTAAGAGCGCGAGCGGGTACGCCTAAGAGGAAAGGCAAGGAAATGCCCCCAGCGAAGGCTCCAGCATCGACCCGTCCGAAGGCCGTCCAGCAACGCAATCGACGGCAGACCGCGAAGCAGGAAAACGAGCAGCCTCAGATTCTGATGGAGGCGACCGTCGAGATATCGGAGGTTCCGCTAGCGAGCCACCGGCCTCCGATCAAAATCCTCCTGTACGGTCCTCCCGGAGTCGGCAAGACGCGGCTATCCGGAGGTGCGCCGAATGCCGTATTCCTCTCGACGGAGATTGAGGGTGCAGTCTCCGCGAAGGTGGCCGGCTCGCGAGCCCGGCTATGGCCTGCCCCGACCTGGCCGCACGCCGTCGCCGGAATCAAGAAGGCCGTCCTAGAGCTAGGTGAGGACGACTGGCTGATAGTCGATTCCGGAACGAACATGCAGGAAATGTATATGCGCTGGATTCTCGCGACGATTCACGCCAAGAACCCACAGCGCGACCTCGATATACCGGCTATCAAGGATCACCAGAAGTACCAGAACGGATTCAAGCGCTGGGTCGACCAGCTCATCGACGGCCCGATGAACGTCATCTTCATTTGTAACTCGATGAATGCGGAGGACGCGGAAGGCGAGCCGCGCGTAATCCCTCTCCTCCTCGGCAAAAAGGGAGAGATATCCGACTACATTAGCGCTCAGTTCGGAGTCGCGCTATATTACTCCGTAGCTCGCGAGTCGCGGGAGGCGGATGCTATAGGGCCGGATATCGTCCGGCGAGTCCTAGCCCAGCCGTACCCTCCGTGGTTCGCCAAGGATCGTTACGACGCTCTAGGTTCCCACCGGGACGTAGAGTACAAGGACGATACGGCTATGGCTACGATGATTGACGACCTACAGAAGGCGCGTAAGGAAATTGGGAACCTCCCGGACCGCTCAACCCGGCCAAAGCGAGACGGCCGGGCCAGTAGTTCTAGTCAACCCAGACGGTCAGTCCGCAGAGTGGCTAGTAAAGCACGTCAATAAGCGGCATCCGTTTACCGGCTACGTAACGAGAGGAGAGCACGCCGCAGATCACCGTCTCTTTCCGGAACGTCAAGACCACGAACACGAAAGTGAAAGGCGAATGTAATGCCGAAGCTCCGCGATACTGACGACCTCGACGTTGAGGCTCTTGAGGCAGTCGAATACTCGACTGAGCGGTACAGCGACTACACGGGAGAAATCCCGCCCATCGGAATCGAGCTGACGGGATACGTCAAGCGGCTCTGGTGGACCCGCACCGCGCTTAAGCCCGGTGGCGGCGGCGATGACCCGATGCTCAAGGTCCTCTGGATCGCTGACGGGAACGAAAGCGATTACGAGGAGTACAACGGGTGCCCGTTCTGGCTCAACGCTCCTCTCGTCCCTGGCGCCAAATTCCGCTGGGACCCGTTCCTCCTCGCGTACGGCCTCACCCTGCTGGAGGTCAAGACCAAGACCTACGTCGCCAAGGAAGAGGACCAGAACGGATTCGTCATCGAGCGCATCGGGACCTGGAAGCCCGGAGCCGACCGGGACGAGGCGTGGGCCCGTATCATCACCGGCCAGGAACTGTGGAACGGCTCCGCTCAGGCGATCGCAGACGAATGGATCGCGTGGGACGCGGAGGAAGTCCCGGATGGCGATGGCGCGGAGGAGCCGGACGGCGACGGCGAGGAGCCGGAGCTATTCGAGGACGAGGACGGCAACCTGGTCAATGCCGAAGGCGAGCTTGTGGATGAGGATGGCAACCTCGTGGATGAGGATGGTAACCTCCTGGAGGACGGCGAGGACGGCGAGGAGCCGGAGCCGGAGCCCGACCCAGAGCCTCCGGCCCGGACCCGTCGTGCGGCTCCGGCCGCTCGCTCTGCCCAGCCGGCTCGCGCGACCCGCTCTGCCCAGCCCGCTCGCGCGGCTAGGACGGCTTCTAAGCCCGCGACGGCTAAGACCGGCTCTAGGTCCCGCTCCGCTCCGGCGAAGCCCGCTCCGGCCCGCTCCGCTCGTTCTACGGCCTCTCCCGGCCGGGCTCGCGCGGCGAAGCCCGCTGCGGCCGCGACTCCGGCCCGCTCCACCCGTACCAAAAGGCGTACGACCGACAACGACCCGCCATTCTAGGGAGGAGACGCTAGGCGAGACGGTAGAGCGACTCAAAGAGGAGCTACGCCGCGAGATAGCCGAATCCCTCTGGCACCGTCGATCATATTAGGGAGCTAGATGTTCATCCCTGAATTCTCCAACCCGAACGGCGAGGGTGGCGGCTCTATGCCGACCGTAGAAGCCCTTGACCCATTCCTCGCTAAGCAGCCCAGCTCTGTGGGG